AAGTTTCTCCAGTAGAGGCTGCAGCTATTAACCAACAAGCTAATGACCTTTTGGCTCAATTTAGCTCTCCAATAATGACTGATTTAATGAATCAGTTTGCTCAGCAAGTTGCTGTTCCACCTTCTGAAGATCCTCTTGTAGAAATAAGAAAACAAGAGCTAGCTCTAAAAGGTAAAGAGTTGCAACAAGACAGAGAACAGTTTGAAATTAAAGAACAAATGAGAGCTGAAGAGAAGGCAAGACAAGATCAAATAGATCGAGAAAGAATTGACGCGCAACGAGATATCGCTAGAATGAGAGATGGAACTGCTCAAGATAGACTTGATCAGCAAAAAGAACTAAAATTAATCGACTTAGGATTAAACCAACTTAATTAATGCCAGTAAGAAAAGTCAAAAACGGCTACAAATGGGGCAAAAGCGGTAAAGTCTACAAGACTAAAAAACAAGCTGAAGCCCAAGGTCGAGCTGCTTACGCTTCTGGTTATAAAGGTAAAAGAAGAAAATGATTAAAAGAACTGAAATCAAAGATTTAGAAACTCCTAAAATATTGAAGAAGCAACCTTATTCAAATAAAGGTAACGTTGCTTTTAACGATATGAAGAACGTAAGCGCTGATGCTACACCTAAGCCAGGAATGGGCAAAGGTAAAGCAAGAGGTATGGGCGAAGCTGAGTTCGGCGGTAAGTTTTCTGGCGTTTATTAATGTCAGTCATTTGGATAGCTGACCAACTTAAAAAACAGCTAAAGGAGAAGAAGGAAGATATTAACGCTCAGTTATTAAACGGCGTTAAATCTTTTGAAGATTATCAATATCTACGTGGTCGTTACAATTCTCTAGACGACGTAGAGATGGAACTTAGAGAATTGCTAAAGAGGATAGTTGAAGATGACGGAGAAGATATTAGTCCCTGACCACGTAGCGGCAGAGGTTGAAGCGGAAGCTAAAAAAGAAACAGAAAAAGAATCTGAAACAGATACTGCTTTTGTTAGTCCAGAAGAGAGAGTCCTAGATCCGACTCTAATGTCAAAATCACTTGTAGAACGGATGCCAAATCCTAGCGGATGGCGCATGCTGATTCTTCCGTACAAAGGAAGAGGTGTTTCTAAAGGTGGTATTACTTTGGTAAAAGATACGGTTGACAGAGAAGCGCTAGCTTCAGTTGTTGCGTATGTGGTGAAGATGGGCCCGCTTTGTTATAAAGACAAAGACAAGTTTGGTGACATCCCTTGGTGTGAAGAAAAACAATGGGTGCTTATAGGAAGGTATGCAGGAGCTCGCTTTAAATTAGGCGATGATGCTGAATGCCGAATAATTAACGATGATGAAGTTATCGCTACGATCTCTGATCCCGATGACATTGTCACGCTGTAACGTGAGGAAATCATGCAAGAAGAAGAAAAAAACTTAGTAGAAGAAGAACAAGTAGAAGATGGTGAGGTTGTCGAGCTTGAAATGCCTGAAGAAGAGGCAGATGAATCGGCGCCGGTAGAAGATGTTTCTGAAGAGGAGCAAGCAAAGGACGAAGACAAGGACGAATTAGAAAATTATTCTAAGAACGTTCAAAAGCGGATTGCTACGCTTACTAAAAAAATGCGCGAGCAGGAACGAGCTGCTCAATCAGCATTTGAATACGCAAAATCTTTGCAAGAAGAAAATAATCAATTAAAGACCTCTAACTCAGAGGCTCATCAAAATTATTATTCTGAAGCAGAGAACAGATTAAAGTCGCAAAGAGCTCAAGCAAATGCGGTTTTAAAATCAGCTTATCAAGAACAAGATTGGGACAAAGTAACAAAAGCCCAAGAAATACTAGATAAGATTACGGTTGAAGAAAGTAAATTGGTTAATACTAAAATGAAGGTTGAGGAAGCGCCTCAAACTCCTGTTTTAGTTCAAGACTTTCAACAACAATATCAACAACCAGTTCAACAAGCAGCACCTGAGCCTGAGCCTGCGGCGCAAGATTGGGCAGAAAAAAACAAGTGGTTTGGTGAAGATGAAACCATGACGTTGGCTGCTTTTAACATTCATCGAAAATTAATTGAAGAAGAAGGGTTTGATCCTAGTGATTCAATGTATTATGATGAGATAGATAAACGTATCAGAGTTGAGTTTCCTCATAAGTTTGAAGACGGTGGGGAAGTCAAACCGAAACAGAAGATGCAACAAACGGTTGCCCCGGCTGTAAGGTCTGAAGGCTCTGGACGCAAACGACAAGTTAGACTTACCAAAAGCGAAGTTGAAATGGCGCGTCGTTTGAATGTACCGGTTCAAGAATACGCTAAACATATTAAAAGGTAAGAAACTATGACAAAAGAGAACAAAAAAACAAACAACAGAACCCCACGTTCTGCAGATACTCGAGCTGATATGAACGCTCGCAAACCTTGGCGTCCCCCATCTATGTTGGAGACTCCACCAGCACCTGAAGGTTATTCCTACAGGTGGATAAGAGCCGAAATTGTCGGTCAGGAAGATAAGAAAAATGTTATGTCAAGATTACGTGAAGGCTTTGAGCTAGTACGTAAAGAAGAGATAGGAGATTTCGAGCTTCCAACGATGGACGATGGAAAGCACGCTGGTGTAGTAGCCGTGGGTGGTTTGCTTTTGGCTAAGATTCCCAATGAAACGCGTGATGAAAGAAACGCCTACTATTCTGATCGTGCGCAATCCCAACAGGATGCAATTGATAATGATTTGATGAAGGAATCTGATCCATCTTCTCCGATATTAAAACCTCAGAGAAGTTCAAGCGTTACTTTTGGTGGTGGCAAAAGAGATTAATCTCTAAGTCACTTAAGACAACTTTTTAGATAAAAGGTAATATTATGGCAAATAAAGATGCACCTTTCGGTCTAAAGCCAGTAGGGCAAGTTGGTTCGGGTTATAATACTGCAGGTACTACCGAATACTCGATTGCTTCTGGCGCGTCCGGAAATATCTTTTCAGGCGACATAGTCAAAATGACTAGCGCAGGTACTATTTTAGTGGCTGCTGCTGGTGATACAGCACTTGGCGTCTTTAGGGGATGTAAATATACCGACTCAAATGGCGATGTAATCTATTCAGCTTACTGGCCTGACGGTACTGTTTCATCAGATGCGGTGGCTTTCGTTGTTGACGATCCTGAAGCCCTTTTTGAAGTCCAAAGTGCAGCAACTGGTTCAGTTACTCAAACTGTTGTAGGTTTGAATGCTGACATTGCTTACACTTCTGGTTCTACAAAAACTGGTATTTCTGCTGTTGAAATCAGCGGAACAATGGCTACAACTGCGGCTCAGTTAAGAATTATTGGTTTCTCAGGCGATCCTGATAACAATAGTTTGGGTACTGGTTCTCAGTCTGGAAACGTTAACATGATTGTCAAAATCAACGAGCATTTCTACGCTCAAACAGCAGGAGTATAATCATGGCGATTAATCGTTCACAATTAGCAAAAGAACTCGAGCCTGGTTTGAATGCCTTGTTTGGCATGGAATACGCTAGGTACGACAATGAGCACGCAGAAATCTTTGAAACTGAATCTTCAGATAGAGCATTTGAAGAAGAGGTACTAATCGTAGGCTTTGGTAATGCACAAACTAAAGCTGAAGGCGCAGGCGTTTCATTTGATAACGCAACTGAAGGTTACACTTCAAGATACAGCCACGAAACAGTAGCTCTAGCTTTCGCTCTTACAGAAGAAGCTATCGAAGACAATCTATACGACAGACTTGGTTCAAGGTATACAAAAGCCTTGGCTAGATCTATGGCAAATACAAAGCAGATTAAAGCTGCTTCAGTATTGAATAACGCGTTTGACACCAACTTTACTGGTGGTGACGGTCAACCTCTTGTTTCTAACGCTCACCCTCTAGGTGGCGGTGGAACTGCAAGTAACAGACCATCAACTTATACTGACCTTAATGAAACTTCATTAGAAGACGCTCTTATTTCTGTTTCAACTTTAACTGACGACAGAAATCTAGCGATTGCATTACAAGGTACAAAGTTGATTGTTCCACCTCAGTTGCAATTTGTTGCTGACAGATTACTAGAGACTCCAGGAAGAGTCGGTACATCTGACAACGACATCAACGCTATTAAGAACATGGGTATGGTTCCTGAAGGATACGTGGTTAACCACTATCTAACAGATACTGACGCTTGGTTCTTAAAAACTGATTGTCCTGATGGATTTAAACATTTCCAAAGAAGCCCAATGCAAACTGCACTAGAAGGTGATTTCGATACTGGCAATATGAGATATAAAGCCAGAGAGAGATACAGCTTCGGATTCTCCAACTGGAGAGCAGTATTTGCATCTCAAGGTGCTTAATACCCGTTTCTCGGGGTGGGTTGTTTAAACCTACTGAAAGGGAGCTTCGGCTCCCTTTCCTTTATCTAAAATAAATTTACAAAAAGCTACCTTTAATAAGATTCTTATTGTAGAATCTACGTAAACCAATTATAAATACTATGAATACTGGTTTACATTCGAGTTTGTCCCTAGCAAACTCACCCTGCACTGGTCGTTGTACTACGTCTATGGCTCCTTTTGACGAAAGGTGTCAAGGATGCGGTAGAAATATAGAACAAATACGCGATTGGGAGTCATATTCTGACTATGATAAGAAAATAGTTAATGTAAAAAATTGGCTAGAAGGTTATGATATAAGACAGAAAATCGAGGCAGAAATGAGTTCAAAAGATTCCCAAAAAATACAAGATATCCAAGGCAGAATGACTACTGTTATTTCTTTAGTAGAAATGATAGGCCAAGATATGTTAGATGAATTTGGTAAAGACCCCTCAATAAAAGAATCTTATCAAGCCTTATTCAGCTGTAGAGAACAGATACTCAAGTCAAAAGAAAACTTCCCTCAAGACTGCTAAAGTAGTATAGTTATCTAAACCGAGGTAACTTGTTGCTCCAACTGACTCGGCAGACTTACTCCAAAGATGGCGCAACTAATTTAGCAGGAGAATACAATGGCTAAATCAACTTTTTCAGGTCCAGTCAAATCTTTGGCAGGATTTATTTCAGCAGGGACTAACGCAACCGTAAGTCTTACAGCTGACACATCCTTAACTGTAGACTCACATGCAGGTAAGATACTTTTATGTAATGACGCTGATGGTAAATTTACACTACCTTCAATTGTTACTACTACACCAAGCGATCCAACAGATCCAAATCAAACTAATAATTTAGGTGCATCATTTACCTTTGTTATTGTTACCGCTGCGACTGATTTAGATATCAAGACAGACGGTACTGATAAGTTTGTTGGTGGTTTATATACTGGTGTTAACAACGCAACAGGTAAAACCTTTATTTCAGGTGCTACTAACGATGTTATTACACTTAACGGAACAACCAAAGGCGGATTAGCAGGAAGTATTATTAAAGTTCACGCTATAGCAAGCGCTAAGTATGCTGTAGAAGGAATCACCTTGGGTTCAGGAACTTTAGTAACTCCATTTGCTGACGCTTAATACTAGGAGATAATTATGGCAGGTAGAATTGTAGGATCAGATGTAAAAACAGCTACAACCACTTCTTCTGCTACCGGTGGTGCAGTTTTGCAAAACGGTAGATCAAGATTGAGAGGTTATATAATAGCTGGAGGATCTTCTGACGGCACCGTTACTTTTAGAGACGGTACTGTATCAGGCTCTACCATATTAATTGCTCCTTGCAACGCAAATGATACTGAAACAATGAATATTCCAGATTCTGGAGTTTTATTTGAAGACGGTATTCACGTTGTATTAAGTAATATAGATAGAGTAACTGTTTTCCACTCTTAGTGTTTGAAACTTTTTGTAGTAGCACTTATTATGGTGCTACTACATTTTAATTATGGCAACTAAGAGAAAATCAAAACCCATACGCAGAACCGTAGGTAAAGGCGGTAATTATCGTCCTACCAAAAAAGGTGCTGGTATGACAAGAAAAGGTATTAAAGAATACCGCAAAAAAAATCCAGGCTCAAAACTTAAGGGAGCTGTTACTGGTAAAGTAAAAAAAGGATCAAAAGCTGCAAAAAGAAGAAAATCATATTGCGCTAGATCTCTTGGTCAGTTGAAACGTAGTTCAGCTAAAACTAGAAACAACCCGAATTCAAGAATACGTCAAGCAAGACGAAGGTGGAAATGTTAAATGGCATCAGGTAAAAAAGACGCTTGTTATCATAAAGTCAAATCAAGATATAAAGTTTGGCCATCTGCTTATGCTTCTGGAGCTTTGGTTAAGTGCCGTAAAGTTGGCGCAAAAAACTGGGGTAACAAAAGCAGGCAAAAGAAGCGTTGTGGAGGCGAAGTAAAATTTGTAACA